CTGGATATCAGTCTCAAATTGAACACTTGGTGCATTTGTGATAATTTCCAGAAGATACTGGTCATTGTCAAATACACCGGTTGGGTTGTTGAACCTTGGTACAGAGTGTAGGATGAAATACCTGTAATACTGTGCAGTCCTTGTAATTACATTGAACAGATCATCTCCTTGAGTGATCTCCCTGATCCGGATATCACTGTGGAATGCATTCTGTAAGTATCTCTCTGCCAGGATGAGGTCTCTGAGAACAGTTTCTCCAAAGCCCATTCCTTGACGGCCACAGCACTCTTCAATTACACAGATTCCTTCAAAAACACAAGGATCTCCTGTATAGTCTACCATGGAAGCAAGGATTTTAACTGGCTCTTTTTCAAAGAAGTCAGTTACCTGGAACGAGCAATCTCCAAACCGGGTATCCACATAAGCTCCATAGAGAATCAGACCTGCACATGTATCTGCAGTATGAGCGGTTGTCTGGTCATAAATGTCCCAAGTCAGTGCTGCTCCTGGGGTTCCTGGAGGATAATAGATGTTGCCATCTTCTCCATAAACAACAGGGAAAATGAAGTCCTTCAGGTAAGGATCATTGATGATGAAATTTGCCCATCCAATCATCACATTTGTTGAGTTCACAACAGAAGGTGTTCCATCTACTGGGCAACATCCTGTATAGAAATCAATTGTGCGATAATCCTGGTGGTTTAAAAACCTTAGTGCAGGAGAACCTTTTACATCAATTCTGAGGTAATAGGTCTGATCGCAAAGGAATTCAAAACAACACTTTGGATCAGAAGGACTCAGTCCGGATGTATAGGGAGTATTCCCTATGTTGATCACAATGTTCTGTGGTAAGCAAGGATCTACCCTGTAGAAAGCCCTTACATACTTTGGGTTAATCATCTTGGACTTGTTAGTCTCTTGATAACCTCCATGAAAAGGACCAATTTTGTCATTGGCATAGAGAGCTGTGCTCACTAAGAGCAAAGGCTGACCACCAGTTAAAGCAGCAGAGGCTGCATTTACTGATTGGTAATTGGTAGGATCTACCAGACCAAATACCCCAATACCTAAGGCATTGGGAGCAGCAGTGTCAATGAAATCCACAGTAGGGACTCCAGAGTCAAGGAGATACCCCTCGTCAACACCCTTGCTGACACCGGGGACAGATGCTTGACTGGCATGAGTGCCAATAAAGATCTTCTTAAAGGCATGATTAAAATAAGCCATGTTTTTTAGGTTTTAGATTATACAAACAGTTAATTATTCACTAATATACAAAATCTTACTATCTTCTGCAAGAGATTAGTTGTTTTTCTCAGTATTTTGTTGTTCCCTGGCATATTGATTCATAGATTCTATGTCTCCCGCAAGGACTGATACGGCCTCATCTATCATAAGTTCCACGATATCATCCTTAAACTCGGACTCAACATCTACTAGAGGAACAGTATTTGTAAAAGGGTCCGTGCATCCAGTGATCTGAATTCGGACAGGTTGTCTATAATACACAAGAGAAGGAGAACTTATAGTAAACTTCCCATCAGTATGTATAAAGATCTTCCCATCTTTCATAGTAGCAAATGTCTCGGCCCACTCAAAACTTGGTTGCTTCTCCTTGTCTCTAAGAAGAATATCCAGGTTTCCTTCCTCTGCCAGATATATCACCATTCTTCTGGGTGTCTCACAACAATCATCTGTAGCCTGGGCAGAAACTCTCTTCCACTGAAGATAATCATTCGGGATATTGGCTTCATGGAAAAGCTTCTTGGTAGTTCCTCCAAGAGCCGCTCCAAGCAAAAGAACTTGTAAATCATCTATCCTTCTTGTGGACTGCTCATCCCCCTCCTTAAAGATATTCTGGCCATGTAACTGCCGTCTACACCACTCTACCTGAGCTTTGTTGAAGGCTTCAACCATCTGCCAACAAGTAAGATTATCATAATCTTGACTGTCCAATTTATTTAATCTCTCTTTTATCTTGAGCTGTAATATGGTATTATTCATTTTACTTATTCAAGTAATTTATACAATTTGATAGTATTTCTGTACTGTCTGATACAAACCCCAATACACTATTGCACTTCCCACATAACAACCCTCTTACTTTTCCAGTCTTATGACAATGATCTACAGAAAATCTCTTTCTCCACTTCTTCTCTGAAATCTTGCATATACCACAACTTTGATTTTGATCCTTCAACATCCGATCATACTCTTCTATTGTAATCCCAAAATTTCTCTTGTATGTATAGTTTCTGGTACGAGTTAATATCTTATCCCTGTTTTCTATGTAGTACTTCCTTAGTCTAACTTTACTACCCTCTCTGTACTTCTTATTATAACTGCTTCTTTTTTTCTTAAAGTCAGGACTTTCCTTAACTACCTGCATCTTTTCTTTAATGTACTCTTTGTTTTTTTCATACCACCTTCTGGAGTTTTGTTTTATTAACTCTGGGTGAAGAAGAGCATATTTCTTACTTTGATTATCTATCTTCTCCTTATTATTCCTATAATATGCTTTTCTAGTCTCCTTATAGTTTTTTATTTCTACCAATTTACTCATTCCAGAATTTCTCTACATCACTTGTGAGTTTTGCTAACTCCTTCTCATTCAAGGGGTTCTTTAAAAACTCTGTAAGTTCTGATGGGTTTCTTCCCATCATAGTGCTAGAAGCCAAATGGTAAATCATACCATCTCCTTTCAGATGGACTAGCTTCAGATAAGTTGAATCCTTAATAATTGCACGGATCTTCAAGGTTTCCATATCCATCTTTGTTGCTTCCAGGAAGGTATTTATAGCTCTTGTCTTACTTTTCTCAGCACCTTCTCCTCTGATGTACCTATCTAAATTTTCATAGATAACATCGTTTGGAGTCCTTCTTTTGTATTGAATACTATTAGCATCTACTACTTTGGCAATGTAGAAAAGCTTACTCATATTCTTAGCAAAGAGCTTCTCAAGTTCTGCAACTGCACTATTCCTGAGTTTTGTGATCTCCATTCTGGTTGAGATGGTAGCCTCTAATTTGTCTAAGTAAAACTTAGGGGGTACTGCTTTTTTCCGAGCTTCGTCATAGCTCTTGGAGATCATATCAAATCCTCCTACTTCAATAGCACATAGTTTAATTCGGTCATACGGACTCTTTACAGGATCCAGAAAAACCGGTTCATTACCACATCTCATATTGATCTTATCCCAGAACTCAGAATTATCTGGTCTGAGGAGTTTTACCTTATTCCAGAATTCTTTGTCTTCTACATCCAGGATGTTGGCAGCAAGTTCTTTCTCAAGTTCTGCAACCATCTCTCTGATCTGTCTGCTTTTGGCTTCTCTTTGTTCTTTGGGAAGGAGCTTAATCTCTGGTGCAAACTCATTCAGACCTGTGACATACCTCTTTACCCCATTCATCTCAATGCATGCAAGATATTCTTCATGCAGGACCCCATCATACAGGGCCATTTTATACTTTTCAAGTCCCATGTTGTGAATTGCTTCATCAACATAGGGTCTCACCGCAATGGTCGTAGCCTTTAGGGTGGGTGTTTCTACAATTGTTACACTCATATTTGTTGGTTTTTGGTTGGTTTATCTTATAGATCTATATTGCAGGTCTCTTGATAAATTTATAATGTAATTTACCTGTCACTGGGGTTGCAGCCACTCCTGTTAATTGTACTTCAAAGCTCTGTGTTCCTATATTTACTCCTGTTGCCTGGGTAACTCCAAAGTCATTACCGTTGACGTTACCTATACCAAGTTCTATATCTCCTGTGAAATTTGGTCTGAGTATTGTTGTCTCTACTAAAGCTTGAGATCCTATTGATAAGTCATCATTTGCTACCATATTTTGTAGAGAGACTACAGCCATTTCATTTTCCTCTAAAGATACAGAGAAGATAACCCTAGGGGTATCATCATCAAAACTATATTCAATGATGCCCTCACCTTGAACTGGTCCTTTTCTATCATTTGATGCAAATGCCATAGTAAATGTTTTATTCTATTAATGAATCAATTATCTCAATTCCTGTAGGGAGTAGATTTGTTACATCAGCATGTAATCCCCTATTTGTGTACATTGCTTTTCCTACATATGTTGTAAGAGCTGCTGTAAAAATACTAAATGTGTTTAGATTAGCAGGATTTACAAGTAAAGTAGTCCCGGAACAAATGAATGTAGAATTTCCTCCTCCAAGATTTATAGTATGAGCATTGTCCTCATTAAGAAGATTTTGAATTGTACAGTTATAAGTGTATAACGTGGTGTCAGTATCACCGATAGTTATAACAGAACGGCCCGGACCAACAAGAGGTGCAGTATCTACTATCACATCCTTAAGTATTCTTAAAGTGATCTGATCCACACTTGCTGTTATAGTTCCATATCCTGTTATAAAAGCATTGGAGATTACCTCTATATTTGAAGTAGAAATCTCTATTGATCCAAAATTCGGATCATCAGAATGAATGGATCCATTGACTATAAGTTTACCAGCCCCTCCTAAATCGTTGGATACCAAAACTCCTCTTCCTGATCCAAAGGTTATTCTGCCATTCACTTCCATGTATCCTCCGTCAACCATCTCAATAACATTGGCAAAAGCCTCGGTATTAGTCATCTCATCTACTGTTGTATATACTCTACAAGCTGTAGTATTTGCCGAGATCCTTACCAAGGGTCCACTGTTAGGGGTTGACCGATATAATTTTTTTGCATTGAGATGTATTACAGAAGCCCCTCCAGCAGTATCCTCGGCCCATACAAAAGGTTCATTGTTATTAGCACCTGCATGTTCTCCTTCAGTAAAAGATAGAAATACTATTCCACTATTGGTGGCATAGAACCCATTATCCCCAGCAGTTATCTTTGTCTTCTTTGAAGTAAAATAAACTGTGTTGATAGCCGAATTCCCAACAAAACAGATATAACTGTTTGATATGAACTCTCCCCAGCCTGATACAGAGAAGGTCTCTCCACCGACAAGAGCCAGATCAGTAAATGTAGCAGTCCCTGTAGCATTGCTGGAAACAGCTCCATCCATGAATAGATAATTTCTTCCAGGCTGTCCTAGTAAAGCATTATCTACACCAGAGTATGTTCCAGGACCCATAATAAGAGTATCTCCTGCAACTGAAACTGCTTCTGCTGCCTTCATAGATTTGAAAGGCCTGTCAAATCTATGAGTAAGCCCTGTAGCATCATTGCCGAATACCGGGTCTACATGAACCGCATTTCTGGGAAGTGCCGGAGCTGCTGCAACTGCTATGAGAGGGCTACCAATAGTACCATCCCCGATAATTGTCAACTGATCTGCTACTACCGGAAAGGGATCCGTCTCAAGTTTCTTAATAAGAGCCCGGAAATGACCAAGCCTTATTAGATACATAGCTTCCTCATTAAAGATGAAAGGATCATCAGACTGGGGCCGGAGCTTGGTTATATCAGGAGGGGTGAAATGTGACATAGTAAATCTAGTTAAGTATTGTCCAGTCTGTTGAAGCTGCTGTGCCGGTAGCTACATAAAGCTTTTTGTTTAGGGTATCTGTATAGAAAAATCCTATCTTTTTAGGAGTAGATGTGGGTGCTCCTTCCCCATCAGAGAAGATGGCATTAAGATGCCCAAACTTGGCTAGTGACATATCCTCATCCTTTTGTAAGAAAGGATCAGGAGATTGAGGTTTGAATGTGTCCATTTTACAAATATTTTTTGGTTGTAGAAACTGGGACCCAGTATATCCGGATCCCAGTTATTGTTTCTAAGTCTAATCTAACTATCTGATAATCAGATAGTTTTAGAACGAACCACCAGTGATTGGGTTCCTCATTACAATCTTCAACACCTTAGTTGGGTCCTTTACCCAGATAGCAGGCATTGTCTGAGTCATCATCACACGGTAACCATTGAACTGTCCAGATGACTGAAATCCTTGGGTAGAGCCTTTATAATCCATAGTTCCATTTTGATAGAACCACTTCAGGGCATTATCCCAGGAGAGTTTCAGTAAGAAGATGTTGTCATTGGTATTCTCAGTGATGTCAAAGATAATGAAGCTATAAGATGATAATGGGAATCCATCTATGATGGGGTTCTCAATATCATTGGTGTGTACATTATCAAAGGCAGGATTCAGTACAAACTGCACGTTTGCCAGGAATGGGATGATGTAGCTTGTATAGGAGAATCCAAATCCAAGGTTCATTCCCTTGTTAGTGATTGCCCCAATATCTGCTGCCTGGATAACCAGACCGGAGTTTACTGCTTCTCTCTTGATGGCCTCATTCACCAACCTCATTCCTCCCATGCCTGTTTGTACAACCAATTGTCTCTTAGGATCGGGTCCTTTGAACTCAATCTTGCCATTGTAAAAATTGAAGATTTCTGCACGGAAAAGTTCTAAGCTGAACCCAGATTTATTGTAGATCCTCTTGAAAGAGTTATCTAACTGTTTCCATAGACCTACAGATAGGCGCATGTCATCTGGACCATCTTGTTTGATCCTTCCACCATGTCCCCACATTAAGTAGGTTTCGATGTCCATTGCTACCTTGGTCAGGTGCTTAGCCTCCATCTGAGTTAAGAAACTGCGACCAAGACTACCATTTTTCATAGCATTCTTGACTGCACCAGGCCCCATTTTCTTCACCATATCTTCCAGGGAAGTAATGGATGGATCCATGGTTTTGTCAAAGTTTCTCCAGATCTCAGTTACAGGTACCGTACCATCTGCATTAAGTCCTCCTTTGATCATAAGATCTGCACGAGAAGATATACTATAGTGCACGTGTGCTTCTGCTCCACCTACAAAATTGTAGTATTCACGGAAACCTGCACCAGTCTGAATATCAGAGAACCTCTCACCATACTCTCCACGAGCAGAGCCCTTACGGAAGAATTTGGTTCCACAAGCCAAGTACTTGTTGTCCAGAAACTTGTAGTTGTCATTGTTTACTAACTGAACTGTGTAGATGAAGCCATCACCCATGGGCAGGATATCATCTGCAGTAACATAGAGCTCACAACCATTATACTTGTCATAAGTGATGATATCCCCATGACCAAACTCACGAGTGTTGAGTTTTATCTTCCAGGTTGTACCATCCTGACCTTTGGTTGTGTTTGTAGGCTCGATGTCCTCAATTATGTAAGGAAGATCCTGAGAAACAGGAGTCTGCCATTTATACTCACCACGGGCATTTTGGACCATGATGACATTTTTCCCACCAAAACTGGATAGTTGATAAAGAGGCATTTCAACTTTTTGAGCCATGGCCCAGATGTCAACTGGTCCTAAGTCCATAGGTTCTGCATTCTTCAACATATTCACCAGGTGATAGGAGTCAATATGGGAAGATGCCTGATAGCTTGTATCACGCATGAAAATCCCATTATTCAGTACCGGAGTTGCCATTTTCTTGTTTTTTTAGTTGTTTATATTAATTATTTATTGTTCTTCCATCTTATTCTTCCTGTTTCCCATCCTTCTGGTACAGGAGTACTCTTGAATATTAGAGTTGAGTTCTCTCCATTATTTATCCAGGTTTTTCCTGAATGTGATAAATTTCCTACATGTCCTAAACTCATCTTTTCTCTAACTTCTTGGTTCCAAATTCTTCCCTTGTTTGGTCCTATTTTTCCCTTTCTTGCTACAGAAATCTTGTCCTTCTGTTCTTTAGTCCAAACCCTTCCTAAGTTTATCTTGTTTCCAAGCCATCTGATTCTTAATCTTTCTTTCTTTTCCTCAGGCATTTTCCACCCTGAATGATTTTCTCCACCTACTTGGAAATTTACAAGAGTTCCTGTATTATCTGACTTTCTGCCATACAAGGCAATGAACTCTTTTTCTTTTTCTGCTGCTGTTATAAAGTCTACATCCATCATCAAGATTTGTACCTGGAATTTGCCTTGATTCTTGTTAACAATTCTATTCCAAAGATTTGTTCTGCTTCTAGTTTCCCAGGCTCTCTTTGTCCTAGACTTTCCTAATCCTATGTAAAAAACCTCATTTTTGTCTGGTCTAATGTGTCGGTAAATATAGTAACTCATTATCTCTTGAAAAAATTACCAGGTCTTGCAATCTTCCCGGTTCTTTTATTGTTTTCTCCCTCTTCTTGTCCATTTCCTCCTGAATTTCTTCTTCCCTCCTCGGACTTAAGTTGTCTTACGGTTTTCTCAGTAGCAAGTTTTGTTCCTGCTTCTTTGATTTTAGCCTTGTATCCATCAGGATCTGCAAGTAACCACAAAGCTTCTGCAATTAATCCATGATTTGGTTCAACCCACTGATACTTCTCTAGAAGATGACCTAGCATATTTGTAGGTCTTCCCGAAGCAGAAGGATAATTGGGCTGTACAAGTCCTGCATATAACATACCTTGTGTTTTCTTATCAAGTTTAATACCATTCAAATCCCCTGGTTCCAGAACACTATATACATTATCTGTATATTTCTGTGCAGCCTCGGCTCTTTGCTTTCTCTTTCCCTCTTCTATTGCAAGTTTCCTACCTACAACATCCTCTTTCATCTTGTCCAACTTTGGTTTAAACTGTTGGGCTTTCTGAGCAAGCTTTTTAAGATCTTTCCAGGAACTTATTTCCTCATCAATTTCTTCTTCAGATCCAAAGTTGGTAGATTTCAAGTATTGTCTTGCAATCTTCTCTTGATCTGGTTCATTCGTTGGGTCCAATTCTTGGACTTCCTGAACTTCTGCAAGAGCTCTGAAAAGACCTTTCATGTCTCTTCCTCCGTCTGCCACATATTTAGCAGCATATTGGAGTTCTTCTGGCAATGAATCGAAGAGATCTGCAGAAACTTCTTCTCTGAGAGTCTTCTCTTTTTCCTGGAAGTTAGCATCTACAAGTTCATAATAATCTTTGATCGTGTAGTCCTTCAGAGCTTTCTCATCATCAAAAGGCATCAGAGCTTTCTTCTCTATAAGTTTTGAAAAGAATCCTTCAAGAGTAGGCTTATCGAATTTGATCTTACCGGCTCCTTCCTCATCATCATCATCCTTGGTCTGTGCCACAACTCCTGCAGCAGTAACCTCTGCATCTTCTTCTTTTCCTGTACCGGTGGTAGAAGTTGCTCCTTCTTCCTCATTGTCTTCTTTCCCCTCTTCTTCTTTACCAGTTGTGTCAAGGAACTTCATATCTGCTTTTGGACCAGAAGAAAAGAAACTAGGCTTCTCATCTTTCTTTTCTGGAACCATTACACTCTCTGCTCCAGGTTGTCCAAACTCTTTATCCAGGTCTACTTCAACCTGGGTAACTGTGGTTGATTCTGTACTCATATTGTTGGTTTGTTGGTTTCAATACTGTAATATACACAAAAATACGGGATTAAACCTCACAAGTTTGACTTAGCTATACAAAAAGTGCAGTATTTGGCTAAGATTTTTTCTTCTTATTATTCTTACTCTCCTTAAGTTTATTCCGGGCCTGGATTTCTGCACTCGTCTGATTTTCCCGGGCTATTTGTACATCCATATCTTTCATCTGCAAACCTGCAGAAATCTTCTCTCTCTCGACTTGTAACTTGTCCTTAACTTCCTGTGCTTTCTGAGTACTCTTCTCTCTCTGTAAACCAATCTGTTCCTGGTATTCTTCTGAGCCTTTTATCTGAGAAAGAGCATCCAGATAGTCACTGGTCTGATTTTCATTTATATCCTGCATAGCTCCATAACCGGCAGCCCTGATCTCAGCAACCAATAGGTCCTTCCTTCTATTCTTCTCTGCTTCAGAAGCTTCATGATCTCTCTCCAGCACTTTCTCTTTTTCTGCAGCTTGGATTTCCATCTGTTTGAGCTTCTCAGCAGATTCCCTATCAGCTCTAATCCGGGACTCTGTTTTAAACTCAGATTCCTTAAGCACATTGTTAATCTCAGAAAGAGAGGTCCCCTGCATGATTTTACCAAGGTCATATATGGAAGCCCCTGTTGTATTGTTATTCATCATGAGTCTTTTGAGCTCTTCCATTACTGCCCTATGATTAGTGCGAGTAGTAGAAAAGATATTAAGATCCCGGAGTAAGAGCTCCTTGCCGTTTATCTCAAAGTTCATCTTCTCGTCTGCAGAAGTTATATACTGAAGTCTTAAGGAAGGTTTATATGAATTATAGAACTGTGCCAGGTCAGTTCTCATTTGGTGTACTCTAGGCATCAAATAATCTGAATGCTGAATGAAGTACATTTCTGTCTGAGCATAAGATCCGGCTACAGCCTGTTCTATTCCTTTGGCTGTATCTGTCTGACCAATCTGTTGACCTAGTCTCTGAGGTGTAATGCCTATATTTTCAAATGCTTGTGTCTTGAAGTAATTTGCAAGTTGTACCCGGGACAATAGTCGGTTTGTTTGTTCCAGGTCAAGTTTTTGAAAATGCTGGAAGTTCGTAGCATTTTCTGTATTTGTGATACTTGTATCTAAGGGAAGCATCTGAAAGTTCTTCATTGCCACATAAGCCTTAGCAAAATTGTGCTTACCCCAATCCTCTCCCATAGAATGTCTGGGAAGAGCATTCTGATCAAGAACTATCACAGTACCTAGTTCATCAACAAGAATATCTGCTATCTGGTTATTTACAATATTATATCCTATCTGAAAAGGCTTCATTAAATCTACAAGTGCTGTAGACTGTGTATTTCTATCAGAGAATACAGCCCCCTCTACAGGAAGTTTGCATCCATAAAGAGTATTATCTCCCTTGAACTGAAACCGGATCCTACCCGGTTTGTTTTGTTGTATGCCTATGTACATGGGATTTATTCCTCCTGCATTGTTCATCCCCCATAGACTTGGGAAATTAGGACCAATCTTTACTACTCCAAGAACCTCATTTATCCATATCCAGTCTATGTGCTCTCCAAACACTATATTATCCCTGGTTTTGTTCTTGAATAGTGATGTATCATATATAGGTTTATCGGTAACCTTGTAAGTCTCATCTACTATATCAGTAATAACTTCTCCTGCTTCTGTCACTTTGGTTAAGTGACCCAGCTTTCTTTGGGATTTCCAGTAACAGGTACTTACCCTAAGCAAATAGGTAGATCCAAGATCAGAAAAATCCTCAGATTGGTTTAGAATTAGGTTTACAATATCTCCCCCATTACTCAGATGGTCACCAAATACAGAAGTGAATTGCCTATAGGCCAGAGATGGCATGTTTGTATTCCACTCATGAGATTTAGTTGCATCATAGTAAGATCCATCATTTTGCATACCTCCTATGGTATAAGCAGCAGCTCTGGTAGGATATATGGCCTCCAAAGACTCGAGTTGTTCCTCTGTCATAAGATAACCATACTTGTCTATCACATCTGCTATAGACATCATGTCTATCTTGCCAACATAATTTCCTTGAGATATATATCTTATGTCGGGAGATTTGTGATAGAAAGTCAAAAGCGGATTCCAAAGTTCAATGTCATAATCATCTTCCATCATATGGAAGTGCCAGAATTCCCGGTCACCAATTAAAGAGTCTCTGAAGGCTCTTTCTTCCAGCTCATCCATCTTAAACCTCTCCTCATCGACCTCGTGCTGGTGGCTGGCCCATTGTTCAACTAAACTTCTGTAACTTTTTCTGAAGAATCCTTCTATTTCAGGAAGAGACTTTAAAGCTTGAGGTTGCATAATCTGTTGAGCCTCAGGAGATTCTGGATCATATCCTGCAGAGATGAGATTAGTCATGAGCTTTCTCTGAGCTTCATCCAGAAGATTCTTCTCAATCTGAGACCTCTTCTGCTCCATGAGTTCATTATAAGAGTAATCATCTACGGCTCTGTATGTGACCTTACTATTTCTCTTAGCAAACTCTGCTGTCAGAACATTTATAACATTGGGTATGATGGGATAGAACTTAAGTTCCAGGGCCCCTTGATCGGCCTCAGTAAGAGCCTCTACTATATCTCGGTACTCATTATCCTCCTCAACTATATAATCAGTCTTATCTATAACTCCCTTGGCAAGTTTATAGTTCTTGAGTAATCTCCTGGCATTTCTCTGTAACTGCTTGATTCCCTGCCATTCTAACCAATCTGCGTTGTGACAAAACCAATCCTCATCTTTTTCTTCTCTGGGGAGAAACTGAAGTGGTTGGGTAAGAGTGCCCATATAATTATGTTTGGCTTTCTTACCTTTTTTGAGGTCCATGGCCGACAATACTTCCATCTATTTCAGATTTTTATAAGGTGATCTTGGTGGTCTCATGCTACTTCTGTGATTTCCTTTTCCTATATGTCTAAAAGGACTCGGGGTCAATTTACGGAAATTATCTGATTTGTGCAAATTCTGAGTATCCTCTACCCTCTTAATGTACCCCCGGTTGGACTGTTGTATCCTAACAAAGGCCACCAGGGCAGCAAAGGAAACTAGTCTGTCCACGTTCAGTCCTTCTACATAGGAAAGCATCTCCTTTATAAGCATAGGATCTGGTATTCTTTCTACTCCATATTTTATACGGACAATTTCCCCATCTGGTTTGGTTTCAATATCTAACTGCTCTCTGATATATTCTATAGCATAACTCAACAAATGAGTTTTGAATAGAGTACCGGTATTCTTCCATCCGTACTCCTGATAGACATTGTTATTTGCACCCAAGTCTTTCAAGAACAGGATCTGGTCTTTGGGTACCAGGTATCTTTGTCTTCTCTTAGAGATCATATACTGAATAAATAGAGAGATGTTGTTCTCCACAACAGCCCAGGCATTATACCACTCAAGAATCATAGAAAGTCTCTCATGGGTAATATTAATATCATCAAATCTCCCACACCAGGAAGCCACTAGCTTCTCATGTTCTATATGGGTTTTAGTCTCGGCAGTATCTATCTTGGTAACCTCTACTGCATTCTTCAGAATTTGTATTGAACAGAGAGAATCTGATGTTGTAGTCTTTCCCTCCCCAATTGGATCTATACTGGCATAATACATACCAAATTGAGGATTATTTACCGGTCTTTCCCATACAACAAGCACCCCCTCTTTGTTATCAGAAACCTTTGATAAGGGAAATTCTGATATTGGAAGTTTGCTGCTTTCTATAGCTTCGAGAGGACCTGTCTCACTTCTTCTAAGTTCTAGAAACTCATACGAATATTCCTTGTCTTGTATTCTTCTTTGTTGAGCAAGAAGAATATGGGCAGGGAAAGGAGAAGTCTTTCTGAATGCAAAAGCCTCCTCTAGATTTCTGGGATGTTGTGAGACTTTTAACTGGTACTGTTCTGGAGATAGATCTTTCTTCCACTGAGCAAATTGAATATCCAGAGATCTGAGAGCTTCTTCCACATCAGAGTTTCCGAACTGATCTATATAAGGCGGTCTGGACCATTGTTCCGGAATGAAAAGACCGGTTCTGCCTGGAGTAAGTTTATCATCAATAAGTGTACTGTCTACTGCATAAATATCATTGGCATCCGGATACAATACCAGATTCTTCAAGGGGAGACATTGATCCAAATCACCTACCGAACCTGCTGCTATAAATATCCCTGTGGTTATATCACCATCTTTCATAGCAGGACCTATGTATCCATAAGTGATATCCATCTTAGGTGCAATACCAGATTCCTCATGGAAGAAAACTTTGCAGGCTCCACCAACCCCCGTTGCAGGATCCTTTTCAAAAGACATTCCTTGAATAGTTCCCTTCTCTCCTACCTCTGTATCCCGGGCCCCTTTTCTTACCTTAATTACCTGCTTCCAACTTAGAGGTTTCCCCGGGTTCATAGGCCTATACCATGCAGTATGCTCATTGAGAAAAGCTTTGTATTCATCAAGAAATTTCCAAGTGCCCTTCTCATTTATATAATCCTTTAGAGAAGCTCCCATCTTTAGAGAAACCCCTTCCTCAAACCATATCTGGTTTACTAGTTTTGCACAATGAAAATAAGATATTGCACATTGCCTCTTCTTAACTATAGCAGCATGCTTGTAGTGAAGCTCTGCTAATAATTCATAAAGAGCCAGATGATACTGGACATCTCTTATTCCAGGAAAGTCAAACTTGTTGTTAGCCTTGTCATAAATCTTCAGGAAGTTAATCCACATGTAGTAATCCCTGGGAATATACCAGGTTTCTTTACCACTTTTGAATATTGCTCCCTTTCTGCATTTGCTCTTCTGATCATCCCAATAATTCTTATAATCCCGGGTATCCTTTGGAGAAGCACAGAAAAATCCTTGTTTTCTAAAAACATGAGCTTGAGAATTGAACTCTAAAGAAGTCTCATCAAACTTATATTTACCGGGTTCTTTAAAAAGAGGTATGCAAAAGTCTTTGAAGTGATCTCTTGTTGGAAAAGATGTAGAAGTCCACTTTCCAGATTCCCAAGTAGGGATAGTTATGAAAGGTTCGGCATTCATTTCTGATCATACGATAGCCTCTGCTGTCCTCGTACTTCAGTCTTCTGTTCCTCAGCAAGGTCTCTCTCGGCACTTTTATAAGTCATCCTCATCTCAGTAAGATCTTTCATAGCTCTTAAAATAAAAGCACCATTACCATCTTTACTATTGCCATTAATTGTAGTATCTCTTAAGTAAGTATTTATCTTATCCAGCATTGATTTAGCTCCCAGAAAAGATCTATAGGTAGGAGTGGTATACAAATCATCACATAACTTAAGGGCTTCTTCTAGAAGTTCTTCATCTGTCGAGAAGTCTGCTTGGATCTGTTGTAGAATGACTTCTTCTTTCTCATTCTCGGGATAATTGAAAAAGGGATTCAAATCAGGATCCGGACAAGTCATATAGAAAAGATACTGATACATTTTTAGATGGTGTTCGGGAAACTTATCCATAATATCTTTCAAGAACCTCAAAGTGTAGCAATGCTCCGTGGGAACTACTTTATCATTCTGTATATCAAATAATCTGACTATCATGCTATCAATTTCTTAGGTTTAATTTTATCCCGGTTCTCATGAAGCCATTTTATCATCTGCCTTACCTCATCCTTATAGTAAGGAAGTTCATAAGGAATTACCTGTTTTACTATAGGACTTCCTTCTGAATCTAATCTGGTAACCGGATTACCAAATTTATCCTTACCGTTCTCCTCAAATGTGACATGGTGAAGAACAAGTTTCCCAGGAATAAACCAGGGATTGTGCTTCATTATCATAAACATATAAAGACTAAGTTGAAGAGCATAGTGCTGATAATTGCAGTCTTCAATATGAGAGAATGGAGGAAGCATCTTCTGAGAAATCCCTTCCCAGTCTCTGTAGCTTTCAGTCTTTATCTCCTTATTTGTCTTGTAGTCGTAGATGTGTACATGGTTCTTTACTACCTCTACCCTATCGGCCTGTCCACAAATACCTGCAGACTTTAAGTATACAAAATGTTCTGGGTAAAGGGCCTGAATAAGTTTCTGATCCGGAGCATATTTTATACCATCCTTAATTATAGGTTTTATTATAGATAAGACTTCCCCATCTCTTTCTATAGTTTCATGATTCGTTATATCCAGTTCTCTTTGTTCATGATACCAGGTTCCCAGATCTATTGCTCTTTTTGTTTCTTTGTTCCAAATCTTTTTTATCTCCTCTGGAGGTATCCCATGCCACTTTGATCTACTGTTCTGAGAGGACTTCAAAGCGGTCTTATCCGGATCAAAGGGTTTTTTAAAATGAGATACTAATGTAGTAGCCCCTATCCAGGTTATATTATTGGAAGGGTCCAGACTCTCATAGATGTGATTCTCTGCCTTAAAGATAACGGCCATACTATTCTGGTTTTATTCCTAACCTCTCATTTAGAATATCTTCTTCTCTCTGTGTAAGCACAGGATACCATCTTTTATCATCACATCCTGAGGAAAGAGACCTGGTCTTTAAATGGAGAGAACATCCGCATAACTTGCAACAAGGATTAGTACCGGGAACCTGACAGGATTCTCCTTTCTTATCGAGATGTTCACAAACCTTACACATCCCCAGTCTACCCTCTGCCACAAGTTCTATATGTTCCTTAGTGAAGAGAGAGTTCTTAATCCCTTCCAGGATCTTCTCCCGGTTTTGCCATATCTTTTTTAGGTCCATATCTTTTCTCTTTATGTAGTTCTCTTCTTTTGAATTCTTGTTGATAAAGTTCCAAAGTCCTGTTTACATCATCAAGTATCTTCTGTTGTCTCTTTTTTATAGCATGACCTGAAAAAGTAGTAATGCTCTGATTTGTAATCATCTTCTCATACTTCATCTTTATATCTTCTAGTTTCTTGTATCTTACCTGGAAGGTACCAAAACTAGGAATGTTTATCCGGATATGCCTTAGATCAGAAAGGGCTTTTCTAAGGTCTTCCCACCAGAAATCTACTACATTTCTTACAAAAGATTCCTCAAGATCCAAATCCTTTGCTACCTCTGGAATGAACTCCTTAGTTTTCTTTGGTATCAAGACTTGCTATCTTTAGATCTAACATTACATTACCTGTTGCCTGAACTTTGAACTCTGGATTGATGTATATCTTCTTGCGATTTCTTCCTTGTTTTATAACAAGACTTCTTTTCTCTGCCTTTGCCAGTCTGTTCCGGACAGTCTGGGGATCTGTAAATATACCTTTATCTGAGGCCAGAATACAGAATTTGGAAAGCTCTGATTCTCCTACACAAGCAAGAAGGGTTAAAAGATCAAGGTCTGAGTCAATTACACAAAGTTTGTTCAAATAACAATAGTGCATGATTTGATACCTGACAATGTCCCATAAGGGCATTCTCATCCTCTTTTGTACAAGATTTACAATTGCCATGTTGGTTTATTATGACTGACGTACTATAACTTTTCCCACTGCCTTATGGCAGATACTATACTATTTACCACCTTGCCCTTCCATTCATCTGTGAGCATCTTAGTAGCTTCTTCTTTGTTTGTATGAAATCCAAACTCTCCTAAAATGGCAGGCATAATGGTCTCTTTAAGGACATAAAAGTTTTCTTCCTTGTCCTCATCTGAATCTGTGGTATCCTTTCTCCACCTTACTGTAGATCCAAAGTTCCTCTCTAGTTCATCTATAACCAGAGAAGCAAAGATATCAGACTTAGTCTGTCCCGGTGATGTATACACAGATATACCACTTGCTTGATGCCAGGATATCCCATCCCCAGCAGCATCCGAATGGATAGAGATATAGATAGAACTTTTCTCCCGGTGCAGACTGTTGGCTTTAGAAACCCTTTTGCTAAGAGAAACATCATCATTGGACCCATTGGTAATATCCAGGGCATCAATTCCCTCAGATTTACAAACAGTTAAGAGCCTTTTAACTATTTCTCTATTGTTGACCCCTTCATATAGAACTGACCCATTATCAAATTTAGGACTTCTCTTGCCTGGTGTTACATACTTACCATTGATAAGACCACCATGCCCTGGATCAAATATAAAAAGGTACTTACTCATTTCTCTTCCTTTTTTAAAGTTCTTACTGGAGTTTCTGCTCCTGATTTGGTAGGTTGATTCCCTTGTAACTGAGCTTGCTGAATAGTCATATGCATTCTTCTTACTCTTGCTTCCTGAATATCAGCAAGCAGGGTTTCATACTTACTCTGCTTTTCTAAAAATGGGATGTTTTCCTCATAGAATTTTCCCATGAGTTCTCTGTGTTCTTTAATCTGTTCAGGAGTGGGTTGGGGGTCAGATGCTTTGGTTTCTTCCATGTTGGTTTAAGGTTTAAATTTCTGATGCTAAGATACATCAAAAGTTTAACCCTACAAAGTTTACTTGAAGATAATTGAGAAGATGATAGATAATCTCTTGATACAGAGATTAATAAAGTTAGGACTTCTTTCTAAACCTGGAAGTCTTCTTGAGAAAGTGATCTTTGGGTTCGGACAAGTTGAGTAGATAGGGGAGGGTGTTATTCATGTTCAAGTTTCTTCCAGATCAGATCAATCTCCTTACGGTGCTGGTTATGCTGTTCCATCAAAATAATAATCTGTCTGTCCCTCTCGGCAAATTCATCTGAAAGTTTCTTGAAGGCATCTCGCAGACTGTTTATTGCTACAAGAGCAGAACTCTCTTTTAGGTCAGCAATATTCTTGTCTTTGCCGTTTACATATCGTAATACAGCCCAGATGAATGTAGCAAGGCCAATTACCCCAGCAACGGCCTCCCATGTGATTGTAACTGTGAATAGTAGCATAGTTATGGTTTTATAAATGACCGGCGTATCTTATCTTCGTCTGTTAGTATTTGGGCTGTTATAATTACTTAGTAGTTGCAAATGCTACTGTGATAGATGTAAGCCCTTCTGGATTTATTGTTCCAGAAAATTAAACTTGTACATCAATAGTCATACTTCCTGCAGTTACAGTATAAGCAATTGCAGCAAGAGTAGCACCAGGATTTGTAACCTCAAAGGGATAAGAAGTATTTGGATTTCTCGCAACTCCTAATATAGTGCCAGCAAAAGTTGCATCGGTAGTAAATATTACTGCTTTTTTCCCGGCTGTCACAGGAGAACCAGTACTATCTGTTGCAATAGAAGCAGTAGGGGTTTCTGTACCTGATGCAAATGCCGGCAAAGGCACGTCTGTTGCTAATGATACTCTTATAACATTTGCTGCATCTACCCCTGTTCCTCCTGCAACACCTACTTGTCCTACAATAAGATTCACCTTTGCCCGGTCACTTTCATCCCAATCATCTAATACACTAAGAGAAATGTTTGCTGTGCTTAACTTGTCAATAACCCCTCCTACTCCATTTATGCCTGCATCAATAGCAGTAACCTCTGTTAGAATAGAAACTGTATTACCATCAAGAGAAGCAAGAAAGAAATTTGTACCCCCAACCCCGGTTATTCCAGAGAGGATAGCCGCAGAGTCAGACTCGATATTATTGAGGGAAGTATCTATTGTGGTGAGTAAGGCATTGGATGCAGCAATCAGGGCCTCCAGGGTATCGGTGTTAAGATTGATCTGGTCTGCATCAATCTCGATATTATCTACACTAATATCTATATTCTGAAGGGCAGTTAAGACCTGTAAGAGAGTAGCTTCTGTGGCACTTCCTCCCCCAGAGGTTCCTATAGCAGCCAGAAGTTTAAGTACCCTGATCTTGAAACTGACACTATCTCCTTTGCCCCCGTAGGTATTCTTTTCTAGTCCCATGATAAATAGATTTTACATACAATATAGCAAATATAAGTCTTTTCTGCAAACTTTCTTATAATTTCCTAGAAACTTGGATATTTCTATTAAATTGGATCTCCTCAAGGTTTAATTTGAGACCTGTACATTTCTATTTCTTTTAGATCATTCTCCTCATTTACCAAGATTGAATTATCTAAACTAACCTTATTTGCTGTAAGAGAAGCAATAGAATCCCGATGCTGTTGTTTCTTCTTTATGTAATCTTCTTCCAGAAAAAGAATACCTGTTTCATACTGTTGTACTTGAGAACTGATCTCTTTACTCATTTTTATTCCCTCTAATTTCCTATCCTGAATCCTCTTTTCTATTTGAGTAATCTTAATTTCCAACTCTTCCTTTGTAAAATCAATGATTTCAATAATAACAGAGTCTTCCTTCTCCGCTTTTGCCAGTAATTTCCCTCCTGTCTTAATACTGAACTCATAGTTGGCATGTCCTCGGGCAGCATGGATAGCAGATTCTCCCTGTTCCCGAATGGAGGATTTTACCCCTTGCTCGTCTTCAATCCACACATCAACATTCAGGTCAATAATAGAAAGGTTGTGAATAGTTATTTTTTGCATTTTATCCTCGGCAACTGCTTGGATTACTTCTGTTACTTCTGTTCCAATAAATGTTTTCATAGTTTTTTTGGTTTATTATGTTATTGTATTCCCAGTGTTACCACTCCAGTAGATGTTGCTGTGCCGGAACCTGTCCAGTTTGACCCAGCTCCTGTAGCGTACACATTTGCTGTACTGCTATTGGCTGGTAGATTGAGATACCCTACGGATGCACTTGTTGTGCCATTATTAACAGAAAACCCTGCAGCTTCATTCTGACCGCCTCCAAATGATACTCCTATTTGTGCTATTGTGTAGGATTTACTGACGGAATTTGATGTCCCCGAGATATACCAAAAATAAATAACAGTTTTCCCCATTACATGATACCGGAGTATCTTTGTGGTAAAAGAACTCCACCCGGATATAGTCGATGTTGCGCTATAATCGGTCCATGTGGTTACATCTGAAAGATCTGTTGTTGCAGGTTGTGCCCATGCCGGGTTGTTGCTTGCCCCGGAGTTCTTTATAAACCGGGATGTTCCCGTATCTTTAGCCAGAGCAGCTGCAGTATCTACTCCACTGAAGTAGGGAACATCACCCTGAACCCAAGATACTCCTGCTATTGAAGATAGTGAGGGATCATAAGCCTGTACATCTGTTCCTATTACAAGACCAAGATTAGTTCTGGCATCTGATACATTAGTAAGATCTGAGAGATTAGATGCCTTAACAAGTTTGGAAGATAGATCTGTTGCTAAGTTGTTGAGTTGGATTTTATCTGAGGCATTTAAAAGACCTGCTTCTGTGATAGAAGCTTCTGGAACAGTGGCACTTGTGCCAGTAGAACTGGTTATATCTAAAGTAGTAGCTGTTCTATTTGATATACCCAGGTTAGTAGCAAGAGGAGCTGGGGTAAAATTAAGAGCAACTTCTAAAGTATGATCATTTCTTGCTATTGCTACCTCAAGAGTTATATTAGGATCGGGGATAGTTGATAGAACTCCGTAAGCTGTAGCATAGTAAATAGAATTTGTGGTAAAAGGATTAGTAGCTGAGATATGCTGTCCCATTCTTATCACAATACAGTTTTTACCATTACAAGCAAGAACCTTGGATACTCCTATTGCCCGGGAACTGTTACTAGTATTGGATGGATTGAATAGATACACTCTTCCATTTATAAGAGAGACTACTCTTCCTGCTGGGATATTCTCTCCAGCTATATGATTTGAAACAACCCCGGAACTAGAATAAGAAAAAGGTATTTGTCCAGGTGGCTCCACAGAAGATCTGGGAGCATCTAATGTAGTATCCTCAACAAAGGCCTCAGCACCTTGTCTAATCTTTTTAGTAGTACCGTCTGGTTGACCTTCATGTAAAAACTCATCAGGGGTGATGTATCTAGTCCCAACCAGAGCCTGATTAGACTGGTTAAGATAGAGAAGTGCTGAGAAAGTTACCCTAGTATATATGAATGTAGCCATGGAAGATCAAAGTTAGAAATAAATAGGGAATTACCTATTATCCCCAGGGGTCCGGAACCCAATGAGAGTATCTTTCCTCTTCTTCTCATAAAGCTTGTCCAGTTCCTTTTCCAGTTTCTGGATCCTAACCTGGACATCCCGGGGCTTACCCTTACTTTTTCTTAGACTCATTGTTTTGAAGTTTAAAGAAATCTTGTCTTAAAGTCTCGGACTCTGCCATACCAGCAATATGTTCAGGGAGCTCTGCCGGGGATATGGGCCTTATATGTACCGTGTTCACATCCCAGTCTCTGGAAGGGTCTTGGTAGATGGGATTAAAATCTACTTTGCACCAGGAAGACATGGTACCAAAAGCTTCCAGGAACTTCTTTACTAATTTATCTCTCACATCCGCTGAGTGAACATGATCAATCTTGATGATAGGTTGGTTGTCCTGATCAACATCAATAGATATTCTGCTTTTCATAGTTTGGATAGATTAATACCATGGCTTAATTGCTCGATGGTCAAGTCAAATCTACAAACTATTCCTTATATATCAAACTCCTCAGGTAAAGAAAAGACCTCTCCTTGGCATCAAACTCTGAGGAACAGTTCTGGATAGTTAAAGTACTAGGCTGACCGGTAGAGAGGATAATACCAACAGACCAGGACCCGTCTGAGTTATCCCTGGCAGTAGAAAGAGTAATAAACTCAGAAAGGGTCATATCAGTCATAAAAGACAAATATAGCGATTCTTAGGCTTTTCTAAAATAAAATCCTCTGTGACTCCGGACCTTAAAGTTCTTTGCAAGAGCCTCATATACTCTTCTAGGAAGAAGCTTTAGAGAGTTTATACAATTCTCAATACTCGGGAAGGTTTGTTCCTGTCCAGTTTCTACATTCTGAGCTATTATAGGAATTCTTTTTATATTATACTCAGATACAGGCTTGTATATCTTCTTTAATCTTGGGAGAGGGTTTGATTTTACTCTCTTCTTTGAACTTTTGTGATAGTTTATATAATCAAAATCTGGAATGTATTCTTCACTTCTTATAAAAAGATACCCTTTATAACTTCTTTTTAGATACTTTTTAGAAGAAGAAATCCAGTAATCCAAAACTCTTCCAACACGTTTGGGAGGGATTCCCAAATCCTTTTCTATATCCAGACGAGTTCTTCTTTGTAAAACCCCGGTTTTGATCTCTATACAAACTATAACTTTCTGTATCTGAGCTTTGGCTTTTACAATTCTCTTAACATAAACTTTAGGAGAATCCGGGATCACTGCATTATAACCATGAGCCCGGTCCAAAGACTTATAAAACCTTATCCAGTAGCTTTCTTTATCTACAAACTCCTCTTGGGAACACAGCTCCACTATAGAAAAATCAAAGAGGTTCTCTCTATACTTCTTCCAGGAAGACTGAAGATGAGTATTATGGTGAAGTCCTTCTTTTAGTATCTTCCTATGATTAAGCCACCGTTTCTTTATGCTCACAGAAGATCCTACATAAACCTTCCTATTCAGAAGATTTCTTATCAGGTATATCCCAGAAATTTTTTTATACCCCATCTTCTAAAGGTAAGGGGTATAAACCTTATATCAAAATTCTAGGGGAGGTTTTATCTGAAGTAGAGAATGTCACTACTCCCCACCCGCAAACCCCCCGCTCTCTCCCCCAACCGGCCCTACCCCCTGCCTTCTCTGGATCAGGATCTTATCTATTAGGTCCTTGAGGAAAAAAGTTCATGGCACAGAACAAGTCTTCTCTCTGGGAAGAGACTTAGATTTGTTGTGCTCCTTCTCATGCTTTCCCAGAATGTGAATCTCAACCCTGAACTAAAATCAAAAGTTATCATGAATAACAGAGAGTATGAGCTCTATGCCTACTATTACGGCCTGAGCTAAAGTGTATCCCCGGGAATAGGGCTTATCCCTTCACCCAAGAAGCAGCTTATAAGGACACCCGATGCGGGTGAGAGGGATGAGGTCCTCTTAGCTACGTCCTCCTCATGCTGCTTTTCGAGTAACAGTCTAGTAACCAATAACCTGCAACTATATGATAACACTATGTCTCATCCAGGTCCTAAGGACCGAAGGTACGAAGCACACTAGGCCTCTTCTTCCTGTCACTGTCATTGCTGATGTTCTCTTGATTGCTGCTTGTTGGATAAGCACCGGGTTCTAAACCTGGTGCTTTACCTCCAAACAGAATAATGTTCTGTTTCCTCCCGAGAGCTTTCTCATTACGTTCTGTGAAAGCAACCCTAAACCAAATTAAAGTTTAACCTAAACCAACTAACCATGATAGCAGCATGCATTATTGAAGGCATTCTTCACAAAGTGAAGATCTTCAGGTACAGTAACATGAGAAAGAGAGTGGCCCGGATCCACAATCTTAAAGGTATACCTATATCAGTATTGAAAGAGACTGAGCAGGATAATACCTTCTTTGATGATATCAACTCAAGGTTCTATAAACTGAACCCGGTTGCAGGTGTACTGGTGAGCATTTAGCTCATCAGTACTTATTTACTAACCCTTAACACTTAATAAGATGATAGAGAGACTATTACAATTACCAGGCTGGGGACATAGAACCAGTCAAGGATCATACTACTCTATTAAGTATAGGGTTAGTATACATGCTCATGCGGGAGTAAACTTACTTAAAGGAAGATATCCGGAGATGATGATCCACTTCACAACCAATGGACATATTATCTTCGGTGGCACCTTTAACCAAATGAGTCAATTCTTCTATGATGCAGAAAGACTAGTTAGAAACCATAAAAAACCAAAGCTATGATAATAGGAATAATAAGGTTCTCAGATAGTTATAACATGGTGAACATCTTGCCATCAGTGGCTTTTGCCAGAGGCTGGATCCAGGGAATGAAAGAGAAACAACCTGAGATCCTCATCAATGATGGACTTACCATAGTAGGCACTGAGATTGTCCAGGTTCTCGTAGAGACCGGAATAGACAGAGTATCAGAGAATTAGCTAGGATCTATCCTAGCTTTTCTCTTTTGAGCCCAGTATCTCCATATGCAACCCTGAACAGGAAGTGCATGTGCAAAATGCATATGTAGTTTAACTCAAAATTGTAAGTCATGTTAAAAGGAACAATGCGCAGCTCCTACAAGAAAAGGAGCCCAAGTGGCAATGTAAATGACGTGTTTGTCTATGCAGTGTCCGGCTCAGAATCAGAGATTGCTGAGTACAAGAAAGATCAGGGAGAGAATCTCCGGGAAGATGACAAGGGTCAGCCTTTATTCTTCGCCACCCGTTTTGCTGGCAAATCAGCAGGAATTGTGAAGACTTCTGCAGGTCGGTACATTGCAGACATGAGTGAAATCAATGCTCAGGCCAACCTTGCTGCACAGTACGGTGGTAACCTGGGACAGGCCATTGCCAATGCAGCAGCTGCAAAGCTGTTCAGTGGAGGTGTTCCTGCATCAGTGCCGGTGGAAGCACCTGCAGATCTGGCCAAGTCGTAAGACCCTGGATCATAAGGAATAAGGGGAGGGGAAAACCTCTCCCTTTTCCTCTTCCTGGTATCTCATTGGCAACCCTCCACACACAATGCGCTCCCACACAAGGCTACCCTGCATTGTGAGTTGGGGTAAGAGTAAAAATGTTGGAGTAGATATGTCACTGGTACACCTACCGGTTTTAACTTGATAACCAAGAAGATATGAATGCATTTTCAGATGAGTACATAGACCTGGGCCCTATCTTTGGTATAGGATATGGACCAGGGGATATGGTAGATATACAGATAAGAGATAGCCAGATACATTATGGTGAAGAACTCCAGGGTATTATATACTATATAAGAGAGTCTTATTTGATACTCTATGATATTCCTCCTAACCTTGGAGGTAGCAGAAGAATAGATATAGAGAATATAAGGAGTATAACCCGGATAGATCCATGACAACATTTGGTAATGATCCCATTGAGGATAGACCGGTCTTCGGGATGGAGTATGAACTTCGTACCCAGGTACAAGTAACCACAGTAGACAAGATAGTCCGGGGAAGTGTATATAGATGTTATGGTAAGGACATATCTTTACTTGTAAAACTACAGGATAGACCGGAAGTAAAGGAGGCCTGGTTATTTACTAATTATGAATTACTTAAGATCAGGAGATTATAACCATGAAATCAGAAGATATAGATACTAAACCTGTATTTGGTATAGGAATAGACCCGGGAGAAGAGGTTGAGATCAAAGTAATAACCGGATTATATAAAGGAAGAGTAAATCACTTATATAATAAGGATATAGTGGTGGATATATATAAGTATTATACTACCACAGTAGCTTATCCAGCATACTTCACCTACTCAGAACTGGTATATATAAGGAGAACTAGTAAGAAGATAGAGTGAGTCTGGGTGTTTTACCGGGAAATTCCTTCATTTTGGGGGAAAAGAAGGTGAGAATATGAGGGCAGACCCTCCCTCTCCCCCTTCCTCTAACTCCTCAAAACCCCCAAAACCACTCAAATCATGGGTTTTGGGCGCAGTATATAGCACACCTTCTTATTACTAACTTCTTTAATACTCTATACCTATAATACAATTACTTATTAAGTATAGATCTCTTAGGTCTCAGATAGTGGGAGATCCGGGGTCTGAACAAACCGGGGATGAGGTAATGTGGAATGATGGGATAAGAGCAGCTATGGAGAACTTGCTTAAGGATGTGGATCCGGACATTGCTCAAATGATTAGATTGGGTCATTTATAACTAACCTCTTAAACTCTACTACTTATGATTATAAGAGAGCACCTTTACAAGGAGTATAAGATCCAGGTTACTTCCGGGGCCCAGCCCCAGTACAAGATCTTTCATGTTACTCAAACTGGTAAACATATCCTGCTCAGGCATATGAGTGGTTCCCGGGGATCTCAGAAAAGATATAACCATCATGGTAGTGTCCTGGTTACCCCATACAAGGATCCATGGACTGCTTATGAGAAGGCAGTAGCATATATAGATGAGTTCCAGGGCAAACTCCAGGAAAGTCTTCAAAAGAAACTAAACAAACTTACTAAATCATGAAAAACTCTAAGCAAGTAACCGGTTACCGGATAATGGAACATCCTAATGGGATATTCTCTCTTCTGTTCAATACAAAAGACCGGTGGGTATTCTTCCACAAGTTTAATGATGAAACTTATCAAATTGGAGGTTCTGCAGAAGGCAAGGATGATGAAGAAGATCAAAAATATATACAGGAAATACCTGAAGGACTCATACCGGATGAGAGCTTCTTAACTCTCACTACCCAGTCTAAAGACTGTATATCCTTCTATTTTGTACCTGTCAAAATGATACTGGAAGGAAAGGTTATCCATGCCTCCGGAGAACTCAAATAACCAAGAAACTATGTATACAACTTTCAAAGCTTTATTAGGTGAACAGTATTCTGAGTGCTTCCTGGAAACAGGAAGACTCCGGGTACCTCAGAAAAGTGAGTGCTCTGCTCATAGACTAAAAGAGGAGAAGGTATTATACGGTGGGAATTGGTACAAATGTATAAGGTCCTCGGCTAATAGAATCTCTCTGGAGACTGATACCCGAGGTTCTTTTGAGATAGTCCGGACTGAATGTAAGATTAAAGACTTTTCTTTCAGTATTACAACCTGGATAAACCGGCTTTCTACTAAATTAGGTAAGAAAGTGACTTATACAATATCCCAGGGATGCCAACTTCATGGTAACCAGGACTATAAGATTTATATAGATGAAAAACTCGAGTATCTAATCCCCCAAAACTATTGAACATGAAAGACTTAAATTATTGGAGAAAGGTTATTTCATCTACCCAGGTTCCTTTTGATCATGAGATAAAAGAAAAACTTGACAAGAGTAACACTGCATTTATAAATCATCTGGTTCAGAGTGGGTTAGAAAGATCCCTTGTAGTAGCTAAACTAATAGGAGGGACAGATTCTCGGACTCTGAATATTGATGAGAGGATGTATATAGTTAGTTACATACTAGATCTTGAAAACTTCACTAATACCTAACTACTATGAAGATAATATTCAAAGTTATAAAACTGGACTCTTCCTCGGATGTTGCTACCTTTGAGGTAGACTGGCCTTTTCCACAGATTCCAAGTAAGGAAGATGAGGTATGGGCTTGTGATATAACCAAGTATATTACTAAATCCTTTCAACCGGGAGATAAGACCGGAAGTTCTGGAAAAGAATGGACAGAAGGGTTCTGGATTATAAAGAGAATTTCCTGGAGAGAATATCCAGGGCATGGTCTTTGTCCACACATCTGGGCAACAAATCATTAAGATATATGACTGAAAAGGGACTGCAAGACCAAAAGACGATATGGTCTTTTCTATTGAAAAAGCGTCATTACCTGGGCAAAAAGCAGGCATATGCCCTCAGTCATCTTTTATTTCCTCCACTGGGTATGTAGCCGGCAGTGGATCAGGCCCGATGTCAGTGGTTTCAAAAGAACCCTGATGCTTGAAGGAATACCGGCAGCTTTTTATGTAGATACCCAACAATCTAAAAGACTCAACTATTTATTAGCACAGTAGTGCTCTCTAGCTGGAGAGCTGGGTGTAAACAACCTTGATTGTTGGGAATGTACAAAATCTTCTGTGTCTTCTGCTGTAGGGCAGCAATGCAAAAAGACTTAAAACACCCGTTAAAGCCTTAAGTCTTAGGGTTAACCATAGGCAACCAGAAGTGGTGGAATGATAAATACCGGTTGAGATACCGGGTTCCCATTCTAAACTACTGCAGCAGAAGCACAGAAGATTATTATAAGAGCTTGCTCTGAGATAAAGAATCTATTGGTGATAAACAGAAATATCTGTGGTAACATGGATAGTTGTACTCACACTTATATGAGTTTTCCAGGTTTGGCCTGGGTAGATAACCTAATCAGAGTTTTTAACTTAAATTATTAAGTATGAAAGAAATCAAAGAGACATGCTACAAAGGCACCAGGATCCTTCTAGGTAATAAAAAGAGAGAGATGATCCAAAGAATGGTTGCTCTCTTAATCGGAGATGGATTTACTGAGATCTCAGTTCCTATTATACAACACCAAGGAACCTTTTCTGGTAAAGTAGGAGAAGAGAACAATAACCTTATGTACAACTTTAAAGACCGGGGAGACCGGGGCTTGTGCCTAGCACCTGAATATACTGCAGTAATACAGAAATTAGCAGGTACTTACTTTAAGGACCAGAAGAATGTGAAGTTGTTTTATGTCCAGGAGTGTTTTAGAGGTGAAAAACCCCAGGCTGGGAGATATAGACAATTTACACAATTAGGAGTTGAGATACTTAACCCTACAGATTTGTATGATGCAATACATGTAGCTGCAATGAGACTACTTGATACAAGCTTCCAGTTAGATCTATTCAAGATAAACTATGAGGTAACCCGAGGCTTGGACTATTACAAGGAAGGTAAGGGCTTTGAGATCATCTGTGATTCTCTAGGGTCCTCCAAACAAGTATGTGGTGGAGGACAATATGATGGAGGGATTGGATTTGCTTTAGGAATTGACAGATTATTACCTTTACTATTCTAAAAAACTAAGAACATGAAACATTTATTTATTCCACACAGGCTGGCTCTTTTAGTTAAGAAAAAGGGTTTTGATAAACCTTGTATAGCAGAGTATGTAAATGGCCATCTTCTTAATAATAAACAGGAATGTGTTGAATATGAGGATACTGATAGTGAATGGAGGACTTATACTAATTCAAGTACAAACTGGATAAGAGATACACATAGAACTGTAATTTCTGCTCCCTTTTACCAACAGGTTCTTGACTGGTTAGAAACCAAAGGGATCTATATTGAACTTATAATAGATGGATGGGGAGAAAATACTAGTGTAAATACTCCTTGTTATCGTGCTTTCATCTGGCAAGTAGGAAAACCAAAACCTGGGCCTGCAGATGATCTGGGAGCCGGTGACCGATATGCAATACTCAATATTGCAATAGAACATGCTTTGAATCTTCTGTAAGTCTAACTCTAAAAACCAACTCACTATGAAAATCCCTTATGTCTTTTTATCCACATGTGTTATGCTTGTTATTATACTAAGTTACTTGACAGGATATGAGCATAGAGAGTGGAATTCCAATGGTAAGATCTACAACCAGGTAACCGATTCAACCTATATAATAGATCTACCAGAAGAGTTTCCTGAGATCAGTAAGAATTCCAAGAACCCTGATCTGATGGTTGCTCACATGTCAGGTGATACTTTATATTTGAGGTTTAAACTAAAGAACCAAGACTATGGCAAAATTACCCACCCGGTAGAGATACTCAAGAGAAAGAATTTATCTGCCCGGCAAATAGCTAATGCAGTAGACAGACTTTACTCAAGGGCTCAGAATAGAGACATCCGAACTTTGATTGCAAAAGCAATCAGGAATTCTTTGGAGCCCCGAATTAAGAAGATGCTGTCTCAAAGATGGAGAAGGAACCACTAGAGGAAAGATCTATATTCGGAATAGATGCTGAAAGAGGAGAACTCATAAACTTTCGTATCAAAGGACATGGATACTGTGAGGCAACCTTTCAATATTATCATGAAAAAGATATGTATCTACATACAGCAAGTCCTCTTATAAGTTGTTCTGCTACTATAGTTTCTGATTTTGAAGTTTGGAGAAGATGAAAAAGGAACCTCTGGACAAAGATCCTGTATTTGGAATTGATATTCAGATAGCTGAGAAAGTTGCTTTTACTTATCTTTATCACGATCAGAGATTTGTTTCAGGACAGATAAATGGTTTCAACAAGACACAAAAGTACTTGTACATTTTTGTGACAGATCATAGTTTTGTTAGAGATCAAAAAAGACTGATGGTGTTTGATATAGACCATATAACCAACTTTAAAATACTAAGATCATGAACCAACCAACTAAGTACTACATAGCCCCAAATGGGAAGATGTACAAAGATTGTAAGTTTGGAACCCGGTACTGTTCTGTCCAATTACTTGGAGTAGAATCCGTGTATTTATATCCCAGTGCTCTTAAAGGACAGAGTCCGGAAGAAACCATAGTACAAGGCAATCTGAGACTTGATATGGTAGGTTCTTATGGATGAGGATTTCTGGGGTAAAAAGAAACATGCTGAGGTCCTGGAAGATCGTCCGGTATTTGGAATAGACTGGGAACCTCCAAGATATGTACAGTTTTGTTATAATGACCAGGTTGTTTCGGGTCAACTGGACAAGAATACTTCTTTCTATATAGGCCTGGATACATCAGATGAAGGGATAACTGTATACATAAAGAGACACATAACCCAATTTAAAATTATCAGACCATGAAACTATACATAAGCTTTGGACAAATCCATACTCATTCTGTAAATGGCAAAACCTTTGATAAAGACTGTATTGCTTCTATTCAGTGTAAGGACTATGAGGAAGGAAGAAAACTCGCATTTGAGTATTTTGGAGGGCAGTTTGGTACTGATTACTCAGAAGAAAGAGTAGAAGCTTCCCTTCATTACTTTCCCAGAGGTATAATTCCTGTAAATCATTAAATTACAAATACCAAGGTCATGAAAACAATAACCGGAGGACTCCCTGCAAAGATCATATTCTTGGACATAGATGGAGTAGTCAATATTCCTCCCTACAATATGTTTGATGTCTTGTGTATGGAAAGGTTAAAATATATAATCCAGCAGACCGGTGCCAAGATTGTGGTATCATCCTCCTGGCGGTGCAGTGACTCCACTCTTATGAAAGAGCAGTTTGACAAACACGGTTTCCCTCAGGATCTTTGGGATGAGATTATAGGAATCACAGTCCATGGGTATACAGAGACTAAGAAAGGAAGCTCTTTACCTATTCCCCGGGGAGTTGAGATAAAACACTGGATAGATAGACATTTGGTCTACCCTTGGCATGCTAATCCGGAATTAGATCATCTTTATAAGGAATTTAAAGAAGATCAATCATTCAAGAAGATGTTCTCAAATAAACTAGGAAAGGACTTTGTTTATATTATTTTGGATGATGATGCAGATATGCTCTTAGAGCAGGCTCCTTGGTTTATAAAAACCAGTAGTGAGACAGGACTCACAGATAATGATATGAAGAGTGCTATAGATAAACTAAATCTCATTTAAAAACCCATAAGACATGAACAGAAAAGAAACACTAAAACGTATGGATGCTCTGGATGCAGAAGCTCTAGCACTCAGAAAGATAATTGAGAAGGATGATAAAGGAATGGATAGTCTCATCTCTTATAAAAGTGCAGTTAAGATCCTGAAAGAGAAACCAAAAGTTTCACCTTCACCTGATGAGGAGATCAGAGCTATTATAAAAGCTGCCAACTATCTGGATAATGGTTACAGGATCTGGAAGGCAGATTTTACTGATAATACTCCCAAGTATTATCCTTGGTTTAGAAAAACTGCCTCTGGCTGGGTACTGTATGCTGTGTATTGCGATCGTGACGGTTCTTGCCGTCCGGGTGGCTGCTACTTTAAAGAGGAGAGTACTGCCAGATTAATAACAGAGAGGTTCTTATCCATCAGTTACACAAGATGGCTTAATAGTTAAAAAATATTGGCAGTATCCTCATTGTTGAGAGGTCATCCAGGAAGCACCAGTCCTGACCTGGCTGCCAAAACTTATTTATGATACCAGGATACTAAGGCCTGCTGTCTGTGGAAGTCAGACTATCATAAGGAAATTGCTCTTCCCATCTTGTCTTAGGTAAGGGGTTCAACATAGACTGTTGGGCGTACCAAGGGTCCAGGGCTAACCGGAAATCCTGGTCAGAAGGATAAAGGGTTCATTACCAAATGCCTCTGCCGGTGAAGATTTACTTCTGATCCGCAACTGCATTTGGGAAGAGTATATTTACTTATTTAAAAAACTGGTAGTATGGAAGAATCAATTAAGTCTCGGGTACTTATGGATATAGAACAAACCCCTGGGTACAAGTACCAACCTGGATTTATAGGGGTAAGATCAGTAACTGAAGGGAAAGTATTCAATCAGTACTTCCCTTTGGCCCCGGGAGAGTATCCTGCTTGTAAGATACATGGAGCTATCCTTCTTGTAGCAAAGAGACAGGATGGAGGTATTTGGAGATGCCGGGAGATAGGATGTGAGGAAGGATGTTTCTGTCCAAAACAAGATGAGATATGATCCCATATAATAAGCTAATACCAGGAAAAGTGTATTATCAGATACCTTATGTTGATCTTGGTAATGGTAAGAAAGGATATATAAGTAGATTCATCCCACCAGATAAAGATACTTTTTTACGTATAACTCTTTCAGGTCGGTTTACTGATTTTACTACAAAAGGATCAAGTTCTCCAAATCAGGTAACTACCATAAGACTTGCTACCCCGGGAGAAATTGAAAGACTGGAAATATGTGAAAGAGCTGGGAGATTTATTGATCCAGTAGAGTCATTAGAAAGGTACACAATATAAAGAAATTACAGATGCCTATGCAGAAGATCCGGGACCAGTGTGAGTCTGGTTGAAGAGTTTAAACCACTCCCGGAACTTTATCTTTTATTTACTAAAAACAAAGAACTATGTCAATATTCAAGAAAGGAGATCGTATTGTTAGGGTTCATCAGGGTCATGTTAATCCTTCAAAAGGAATGTTTATAGGAGTTACTTATATTGTGAGATTCGACCAAATATCAGCTAGTGATGTAATAGTAGAAGATCTTACAGGGATTCCTATTATAAATACAGGAAGAGCTAATGGCAGCTGGGAAGCATCTTACTTTGAGCTAGAATCTAAGTATAATTGTTTGGAAACCTACAAAATATTCTAAACCATGAGACTATTCAAAAAAGGAGATGTAATAAAAAGACACAAAGGACCGGATAGGTCGGATAGAGGTATGCTTAGGGGAAATATATATGGAGTTCTTTATGATCAGGAGGACATAGGTAATGTGAGGATATGTGTACTAGGAACAAGAGAAGAAGTGGGCAGCAGTATGGGATGGGACCCTGATAATTTTATCCTGGTTCAGGAAACACAAGAAATTCATATGGAAACCTATAAAATCTTTTAATCATGATAAATGCAAAAGACTGTATCAAAGGAGAGTTTTATAGGATAAATCATGAAACAGATCCCACTTATACAATCACTCGATTTTCTGGTTCTCATGATGGTCGTAACAGATTTGAAGACTCATACTGCCTAAGCAATATGAGAGGTGGAGAGGACTTTTGTTTTGAGAAAAGTACCCCTTACTATGGGGAAAGAAAAATCACCTTGGCTTCTGTTTCAGAGAAGTACTGGTTAGAGCTCTGTATAAGAGCTAATAAGTTAGTACCAAGACCTGATAGTCAAGACATCTCTTCCCCATTAGAAAACTATCAAATCTTTTAGACTATGAACCAACAGGAATTATTAGATGAGGCCAGAAGAAGGTTTCCAGAAGGAACCAGATTTAGACCAGTTCAGGTTAGTGGAAAATTATCAGCCTCAGTATACACATCTAAGAGAGAGCCTAGGATCTATATAGATAGGGACGGTGAAGTTTGGGTTATTGATACTGCAAATCTTTATAGTAATCGCAATAGGGTTTGGGCTGAAGTATGTCATAAAGATAAAGTAGAAACTTACAAAATCTTTTAAGTCATGGATGAAAAGCAATTACTTGAAGAAGCCCGAAGGAGATATCCTGCTGGGACTAAATATTTCCCAGTTCATCTTGGTCCTGCCAGAGATAGGATATGTACAGTATATGATCCAGAAAGGTTTTATTTGACTGATTCTGCTATTCAGGAAAGCAGTGGTGATATGACAAAGAATGGACATGACTTCTCAGAGATAATTTATTACAAAGAACAATGGGCGGTGATTTCTGAAGTTGCTCAACTACCAAAACTTGAATTATATCAAATATTCTAGGATCATGACTAAAGAAGAACTTATAAGGGAAGCACATGCAAGAGGATACAATACAGGAGTTTTTGTAATCTCTACTTTTAATCCCAGGCAGTATTTTGGTAAGATTATAGATAGTACCAGATGCCAAGGTTCAGGTAATACCAGTGAACTCTGGTTTAGAATAAATACAGGATGTAATGCCAGGATCTATAATAATGGAGAATGGGCAAAGATAATCCCTGATGTGGAATCATACAAAATATTCTAATTATGACTGAAGAAGAGATAATAAAAGAAGCTCAGAGAAGATACCCAAAAGGTACCAAACATTATTATATGAATGGACATGGGAGGGTACTTGATGTAAGTCCTCATAATATTACTACAACATCTAGAGATGTACGAGTTCTAGATAAGAACCCTCTTCGTATAGATGCTGGTGCAGGATATATCTATAGTGGTGGGAAATGGGCACCTCTTCTTGAAGAATCACCAAAACTAGAAACATACACAATTTTCTAAATCAATAACTAAAACCAATAATAATCATGCAAGAGAAAAAAGAAGAAACAGGAGTACAGACTGTAACAAGTGTTGTATCAGGAATTGAGATTGTCAATCAGAAGATTGAGGCACTTAAGCATATTCAGGACAAGGTATACAGGACCTCAGGTAAACTGGATGGGTTTTCCAACAGTATTGAGACTGAGACAAATGTGATGGAGCTCATAAAGATGTTCTCATCAGTACTTGCCCGGAAGAAAGCTTATGATGAATCTCAGCAGATCCTTGAACTTACAACAGTGCCTGAGTTCAAGATAAATGGATTCTCTCTGGATGACTACAAACAGGATATCCAGCTCAGGATTGCCATTATTGAGAACAAAGAAAGACTTGAGGAGCTTACTGCCATCAAGAAGGAGTACACAGAATTGATGGACAAAGATGACCGGATGGCTCTTCTTACCCAGAAACTGGCAAAGCTCAAATAAGAAACACCTCTAAGGAATGTCCCTCCTATACACAAAGATAACTTCAAGTGTGTAGCGGGACGGCCCTGGAGGATTATGAAATCATCTCTAGCCTTCTAAAGGGGCGGCTTGTAATGTAAGGAGAGTAATTGCAACGAAAGAAGCAAAGGCGGCATGTTGAAACACACTGCGTCGACTATGCCTACAAGTAGATTTGATAGCATTGGTAAAAGGAGACTAGGACTACAAGAATGTAAAGTCTTATTAATACTGCTAGTAGTAGTGTACGCAGCTTCATTCATACCAATGTAAAAACCATAGATGATGATAACTTTGAGAATTTTAAGGTTCTTCCTTCCCTTATTTCATCCTCTCAAATACAGATGGATAAGATACTGGTGGGGAGAACAATCCTCAAAAGCTTGGGGAGATCTGAATAACAAACTTAAAACTAAGAAGATATGAGAAGAAAACTGATTATAGGATTCATAACATTACTCTGTGTAGTATATGTAGCAGCATTATCAATAAGACTGGATACAAAAGGGTATCAGTCCAGTTCACTCTATCTGATTGAAGCTTATGATAACCAGACTCAGAATGTGTATACTGCAGATAGTATTATCTTTCAGTCAGAGAGATGTGTGGATTTTGTCAATATGCTTGGACTCCGGCAGAAAGTCTGTGCTGAGAACATTACTGTGACTACTTTTCCAGCAAAATGAATTATCACCAAGTAAGAATATTTGATGATGTTGAACCATTGGAATTAGTAGATGTATTTGGTTGTGATCTTGAATGGGGAGAGTTAATCACATTTAGTGAGACCTTTGCTGGTAGAAGTCGTTATGATCCTTGGGTAGGATTGTTACATGAAGTAAAAACTTCCTCTTTGCTGGTAAGTACAAAAGAAGGAAGTGCCTTGTCCGGAGGGCTCTATGAATTTAGTAAGATTCGAATAAGAAACTTAAAAAGAGAGAGTGAATAAGCTCCAAGATCCTATTGAAAACAGACCAGTATTTGAGCTGGATTTTGAAAAAGGAGAGGTCATAGAGTTTATCTACCTAAGCCATGCCGGCAGAACTTCTCATAGAGGGAACTTTCTGAGAGTTGAGTTTGGTATAATAGAGATAGATCCTCATGATTTTCCTAGTATGAAACATTTTGCTAAAACACGGATCACAAAACTAAGGAGGGTATATGGAAGAGGTACTTGAACCTCTAGAAAGAAAGCCAGTATTTGGAGCAGAAGCGGAACCCGGAGACTTTGTGAAGTTTGTTCATGTGGGAAATGGTGTCAGTCTCGTAACAGGGAGGATTCATCATATTTATAAAAAGGGACTTGAAACAACTGTAGTAATTACAGATATGAGAACACATAACAGAAGAGTCTACAGGTCAAGAAATATAGGTGTATATCATATAGGTAAATCTTGGGTCTATGGAAAAAGAGAGTCTTGATTATAAACCAGTATTTGGTGTGGATATTGAGGATAGAGAAAAAGTTATTGTTTTTAAATCTGGAGATAACTCTTTGGGAGAGAATCCTCCCTTTGTGGGGATCTTCATGTCAATAAAACTGGGGTCTGATCAGTTCTTTTATTTCAAAGATCCGCTCAACATAATTCGTATAGAAGACTGTTTATCAATAAGAAGACTATGAATCTTACAGAAAGAGTAGATAAGAACCATGTAACTCTAAAGAATAATCCTTATATATTCCCAGACCCTATAGAGGACTTCCCTCTATTTGGAATAGATATTTTTAAGCATGCCAGGGTATCCTTTGACTATATTACTAAGAGGTGGAAACATGCACCCGGGGATTATATAGATGAGGTAGAACATATACAAGGTCTGTTTATGTCAGAGGTATCAGATTTCTATATAAATGTGATGTCTTTTAATGGAAGTAAACCCAACATGTCCAAGATCTATGTTACTCAGAACA